GCAGTAGTTGCTGATATTTCGGCTTCTATGACTGAGGCTGCTTCAGCCCAGCGTGATTTGCTGTAACACCACACTAAACTTTGGGGCTGGCTTTGTGCTGGCCCCATTGCTGCATTTTAAGGAAACATAATGGCACTTACATTTCTTACATTAGCAAACGATGTTATTACACGTATGAATGAGGTAACACTTACTGCGTCTAACTTTGTAGATGCTAGGGGTGTACAGGTACAATGTAAAAATGCCGTTAACGAAGCAATACGACACATCAATCAAAAAGAATTTGGTTATCCATTTAACCATGCAAGTAATAATTCTGTATTAGTTCCCGGTACTTCAAGGTATACTGTTCCTACTAGCACAAAACATATTGATTATAATACTGCTAGAATAAAAAGAAACACTGATCTTACTACGTCTGGTGGAAGTCTTGCAAAACTAGATTATAATGAATACATAAATAAAGAGTTTGCCAACCAAGAAGATGAAGTAGATGCAACTACACTTAACGGTAATCTAACGGATAGCGCAACTACAATTACTGTGGTAAGTACTACGGGCTTCCCAACTACAGGAGTTCTTTTTATACTAGGTGAGCAAGTGCTGTACACAGGGCTTACATCTACGACCTTTACAGGGTGTACTAGAGCTTCTAATGACACTACAGCCGCTGCACATGCATCAGGCGTACAGGTAGCTTCTTTTACTAATGGTGGAGTACCTCAATTTATAGTACGTACATTAGATAACAATTATTTGTTGTATCCTTTACCAGATAAACAGTACACACTAGCATTTGATTTCTTTACATTTCCTGCCGATTTAACTGCGCAAGGAGATATTACAAGTATACCAGATAGATTTCTTCCTGTAATTGTAGACGGTGCTACGGCATTTGTATATCAGTATCGTGGTGAGATGCAACAGTATCAATTAAACTTTGACAGGTTTGAAGATGGTATTAAAAATATGCAAAGTTTACTTATAAATAAATATGAGTATGTTAGGTCAACTATGATAAGTAGACCTAGTAGATATAATGTTGGAATTACTTTTTAATGCCAGATAGTTCACAAGTACAACCAGCCGCATTTAATTGCGAAGGTGGCTTAGTATTAAACCGTTCTAGTTTCTTAATGAAACCGGGAGAGGCTTTAGTTTTAGAAAACTTTGAGCCTGACGTTGAAGGTGGCTACAGGAGAATGAATGGTTATCGTAAATACGTTAATCAACTAGTGCCACAAACTGCCAGTTCTTCTGAAAGAATTATTGGTGTAGCTAACTTTGCAAGTAAAGTAATTGCAGCTAGGGGAGAAAAAGTATACAACGCTGCATCTACTGAGTTATCTACTGCCATATCTGCAAATGAAACTATGACAGGTTCTGGTATAATTAAAGTAAACTCTGTGGCTGGATTTACTTCTAGCGGTACAGTGCAAATTGAAAATGAGATATTCACCTATACAGGTATTAATGCTGCAGTATCTCCTAACGAACTTACTGGAGTAACTAGGGCAGCTTCTGGTACAGGTGCCGTAAAACATCTTGGTAATTTAGTAGTATCTACTACGTGGACAGAGATTGACACAGGCAGGACTAACGCAAGTAAGTACAGGTTTGAACGTTTTAACTATAACAATACTGAAAAAATTATATTAGTAGATGAAGTAAATGCACCTGTAGTATTTGATAGTTCCTTTAATGCAGTAGATATATCTCAAAGCTCTGTAGCAGGTTCTAAATTTGTAGCATCTTTTAAAGATCATATGTTTTATGCTGGTAAATCTACTACACCAGAAGAACTTGTATTTAGTGAAGGCTTTAATGAAGATGGTTTTAGTGCTGGTGCATCTTTACCTGCAGGTACTATTAGAGTAGACGATACTATTACGGGATTAAAAGTATTTCGAGATGCGTTATTTATATTTTGTGAAAATAGAATATTTAAACTTACAGGTGTTGGCTCAACTACCTTTGCAGTAGTACCAGTTACTAGAAGTATCGGTTGTCTTAATGGAGATACTATTCAAGAATTTGGTGGTGACTTAGTTTTTCTTGGCCCGGATGGTTTAAGAACAGTAGCTGCTACCGCAAAGATTGGTGACGTTGAGCTTGGTACAATAAGTAAAAATGTACAGTCTATTTTTGATGCTAACATTCGAGACTCCGCACGATTTGAAAGTGTAGTTATTGCTGACAAGACGCAGTATAGAATATTTTTTACTAAAGATGGACAGGCAGAAGGTATTACTAGAGGTATTACTTGTGTTATGAAAGAGAGTGGGTATGAGTTTTCTGAAATACGGGGCATAAAACCTACCGCTACAGATACTCTTGTACTTGCAGGAGATGTACTTGTATTACATGGAGATAATAACGGGTTTATACAAAGGCAAGAAAAGGGTAACACTTTTGACGGTACTGCTGTACTAGGAAAGTATAGAAGTTCTGACTTAGCATTTGGCGATACAGGTATTCGTAAACACATGCAGAGAGTTATTGTTAACTACAAACCTGAGTCAGCTATTGCTGCCGAGTTATTAGTAAGATACGACAATGAAAACTCTGACTCTACTAGACCAGACCCTTACACATTAGATTCATCTGAAGTAGCTGCGCAATTTGGTAGTGCTTTATTTAGTACTGCAGGTGGTGCAGTTAGATTTGTTTTTGGTGGTCCTTCTCAGCCTCTTATAAGGCAGTCCGTAGAAGGTTCAGGTTTTTCTGTTGTGCTAAGAGTAAATGATAGTGCGGAATCTGCCCCGTATTCACTTAAAGGTTTTCAGTTAGAATATCAATTAGGAGCAAGACGTTAAATGGGTGCTACATACACAAGACAATCAAACTTTACTGATGGCGATGTCATTACAGCAGACTTGTTTAACAATGAGTTTGACCAGCTTCTAGCTGCATTTGCTTCTAGTACAGGACACACACACGATGGTACTGCTGGAGAAGGTGGTCCTATTACCTTAGCTGCAACAGATGTTCTTACCATTGGTACAAATCAAGGTGACGTATCTATTGTCTTTAATGGTGGTAGTAATGATGGTACATTAAAGTGGATGGAAGATGAAGACTACTTTGAGTTTTCTGATGATGTACTTATTGCTACCAATGAGAAGATACAGTTTCGTGACACTGCTATATTTATTAACTCTAGTGCCGATGGGCAGCTAGATATTGTAGCTGACACAGAGATACAAATTGCTGCTACTACCATTGATATGAATGGTATATTAGATGTATCCGGTAATTTACTTGTAGGTGGTAACCTTACAGTTGCAGGAGATGCTACAGTAACAGGTACTACTACCTTTAATGGTGGTACAATTACTCTTGGTGATGCAGCTACAGATAACGTTGTCTTTGGTGCGGACGTAAACTCTAGCATTATTCCTAATGGTGTTGCTGGATCATTTGATTTAGGTTCGTCAGGTCAAGAGTGGCGTGACATATATATTAATGGTAGTGCTTATATAGATGGACTAGCTGAAGACATACTTGTAGCTACAAATAAAAAAGTACAGTTTCGTGATACTGCTGTTCACATTAGTTCTAGCGCAGATGCTACACTAGACATTGCTTCTGATGGAGCCATCAACCTTACTGCAGGAACAGACGTAGTTATACCCGCTAATGTAGGTATTACTTTTGGTACTGGTGAAAAGATAGAAGGTGATAGCACTGATCTAACTATAACATCAGGTGCTAAAATTAACTTAACTGCTACTTCAGACATAGTTGTACCTGCTAACGTAGGTGTTACTTTTGGAACTGGCGAGAAGATTGAGGGTAACAACACTGATCTTACAGTAACTTCTGGGGGTAAACTTAACTTAGTTACAGGGTCTTCAGTAGATGTTACAGGTAACTTAGTAGTTAGTGGTGATCTTACTGTAACTGGTGATGACCTAGTTATGGGAACTAACACTGCAGGTATGCTTCTTATTGCTGACGGTACAAACTTTAATCCTACTGCTGTTGGTGATTTATCAGAGATAGCTACTGTTG